CGGCGATGCTCAGGTGTCCGGCGATGCTAAGGTGTCCGGCGATGCTAAGGTGTCCGGCGATGCTAAGGTGTCAAATAATAATGAACATTGTGGATTTGATTGTTTTGGGTCTGCTAATCGTCACACCCATGCCTATAAAACTCAATCAGGGAAAGTTGAAATCATCTGCGGATGCTTTCGGGGTTCTATTGAAGAGTTCGAGGAACAAGTCAAAAAGACACATCAGGGAAATGAATTCGAAAGGCAGTACATGGCTATTGCCGAAGTGATCAAGATCAAGTTAGGGCTAAAATAACGGCTATGGAAACTGAAAAAGAATTGGCACGGGCCTCGATGGGAAGGTCGAGATCTCCGTATATAGCCTCTCAATCGTTTTTAACGCAGCTAAAAAAAACGCTGTTCCACGAGGAAACCAAAAAGCGGTTCGAGATGATGTTGGGGGAGTACGCACCCTCTTTTATGCAGTCGATATTGTCGGCCACGACAAACAATAAGCTGCTGATGAAAGCCGATCCCACATCGATTATCCGGTCCTCTTTGGTTGCGGCGTATACGAATCTGTCGATAGATACCAATCTGGGGCAAGCGGCACTGGTTCCCTACGGCGGAGTCGCGCAGTTCCAGATAATGAAGAACGGATATGTGCAACTCGCCCACAGGACGGGCAACGTAGCGCGCATCAATGTGGCTAACGTGTACGAAGGGGACATCGAGGCAATAAATCCCTTTACGGGCGACATGCGATTCAATCTAAACAATCCGGACAGGTCGATACTGAACGGATTCGTCTCTTACCTGAAGCTGATGACCGGTGCGGACTTCTATCTGTACATGACGGTGGACGAATGCAAGGCTCACGGGGCAAAGTATTCCAAATCATTCTACAGGGAGAACGGATTGTGGCAAACGGATTTCGTAGCTATGGGGCAAAAGACGGTGTTGAAAAGCATTATTAAAAAGTGGTGCCCGATCAACCCCCAACAGCAACCCAAGATAACGGCGGCGCTGAAATTCGACCAATCCGTTCCCAGTTCCGAAGACATAGAGTCCTGCGATCCGATATATGTGGATGGAGTCGATGCCAAAGAGACGGAGAAAAAGGAAGTAGACGAAATAGTAGCAAAAATTACGAATGAATGATGGAGGATGAGAAAGTTCTGATCCGGCTGAAAACTTACGCCATGATGTCCGGAATCACCTATAACGGCGTCAAGAAAAGAATAGCATTAGGAAAGATAAAAGCCGAAAATATAGATGGGGTGCTGTTTGTCGACATATCCCAATATCCCGTCCTGCCTTCGGCGAGAATACGGAAAAAACTGGATAAGGAATACTGACATGGAAGGAGAACCCAAAACAATAGACAAGTGCTTCGACAAATTCGCGCAGTGGGCGGATTGGAGCGAAAAGGACCCGGTAAGAGAGATAATATTCGTTATCTGTACTCATATTATAGGGCTGCTGTTCATCGTATTGTCTCCCATAATCGCAATGATTGCGGCCCACTCGTACACCAACGCACAAAGGGAGCAAGAAGCCAAAGAAGATGAGGAATTATTAGAATGGTGGAGAAGAGAAAGGGAGGAAGAATGCGTAAAATGGGTGAGAGGGCGAAAGTAAAATGCGAGACATGCCGATTCATCCAAGACGTGGAGCAGGGGATAGGGTATTGCCCTGTAATCAAAATGCTATCTCCGGTACATAACGAGAAAATTTGCGTGCATCACGTGTCGTGATTTGATGTAGAAACGATGAAGTTCATAATTGCCAAATACTATGTTAACCCGAAGGGAATGCCGGATGATGTAACGGAAGTATGGGAAATAATATATCCCCATTACCATAGCATTATAAGCGCGAGAGAGGGGCGCGAGATTATCCGGGAGAACGGATTGGTGTTAGCAGTGAGCAATCGGTATGGCAAGGTATGGGAGATACCTGGCAAGCCTTTGACGAAGATAAAAATTTAGGAGACATGATAAAGGGGGGATACATATTGCAGCCGCGCTGCATACAGGAGGGGAGCATGGCGCACAATCCGCCGGTAGACAGAGAACTGTGGCAATACTTTCTGCGAAGTGTAAACTACTATAAGCACGACCTTATGCCTCGGGGATCGGGGTTCTTCCGGCTGGAGGACATACAGGAAGATTTGAGCTGGAAAGTCGGTTTCAGGAAGATGAAATACTCGAAATCTCAGCTCTCGAAATCCATCCGGCGGATGAGAGATGCAGGCGTCGCTACCGTTACGAAGGAAACGGGCGGAATGATTGTAACTATCTGTAAATACGATTATTATCAGGATCCTAATAACTACGAAGGAAATCTCTTTTATGAAGGAAACAATGGCGGGATAATGAAAGGTAGTGAAACGCTTGACACGAAGGAAACAGAAGGTGTAAGCTTAAATGACTGTGGAACAGTAGGAATAGAGGGGGTGTGCGAAGATAGAAGGAAACGATATGTCGAGCATGAAGGAAACGCGAAGGCAACAACGAAAGATGACCAATATATAAAGAATTATAAGAAAGAAAAGAATAATACACACACACAGTATAAACTGAAAAATATACAGAACACCTCGTGCGCGCGCGAGGAAGGCGAGGACGGCATGGAGAGATGGGCGGAGTCGTCGAAAAAGCTGCTCGTGAAAAACGTGAGAGAGTGGATAGCCCAGTATACGCCCTCGGTGGCGCTCATGGAGTTTCCGTTGACAGACCGTCAGATACTGGGGATTTTCGAGCGCATGACTCCGGACGATTTGAAGCGGCTACTTATAGCCATGTGCAACAAGGGGGCCACAAAACGAAATAGAAGTGCCTATTTTACGCTTTTGGCATTCGAGGGTAGGGATTATATTATCAAGCAGAGAAAATTGAAAATTGCCACCAAAGAAGGCCGAATACGAGGGTTCAGGGGATAGACAAATTATGTTATCAAAACCGATATGTTGATATGGGACGACGATTTTATGATACGACTTTGATTATGGCAGGCAAAATCTGCCCTTACTGCGGACAGCCGACGGAGTATGTCGATAGCGCTGCCGTCTATCACGGGATCAGCTACGGAATGATCTACCTGTGCCGCAAGTGCGACGCTTACGTGGGCGTTCACCGGGGTACGGACAAGGCGCTCGGCCGACTGGCTAACCGATCTCTTCGCGAGTGGAAAAAACGGGCTCATTACTATTTCGACCCGATTTCCCGTACACCGCTTATCAACCGGATATGGCCGAAATACATTCCGGGCATATCGAACCGGAACAAGGCTTACCGATGGCTGGCCGCACAAATGGGTGTAGAGTCGGAAGTATGCCACATAGGCATGTTCGACGAATTTCAGTGCGAGTGCGTCGTGGCTATATGTAAGGACGCAATGAAGAAATTGGGGAGTAAAAACGATTGAGCCATGAAAAGCGAAAGAGCAAAAGAAATCATCGAAAGTGATATGGGGTATATGACAGATGGCGGGTTGATATTTACCGATGATGCTAAGAATGACGATGAATATGTTGTCGGCTGGCGTGAAATATTATAGAATCAGTCTTTAAAAACTTGGAAGAAATGAAACTGACGAAAAAAGAGGAGTGGATAATAGCCTACCTCAAAGACAAAGATTATGTGTCCCCGTCGGTAATAGGTTTGGAACACGCTCGAACCTTCGGATATAGAGGAGCGCACCATAGCTGTTGGGCTTCCCCTATCTGCTTGCGACTGGTACGAAAGGGGGTCTTGATACGAAACGACAGGGGGCATTACAAACTGAAGCCATGACCCACGCGTCTCTTTTTTCCGGTATCGGCGGCTTCGATCTGGCCGCAGAATGGGCAGGTTGGACTAACGTGTTCAACTGCGAGATCGACCCGTTTTGCCGTAAGGTTCTAAAATTCCATTTTCCGAAAGCAGCGCAATATGAAGACATCCGAACAACTGACTTTACCGTTTGGCGAGACCGTATCGACGTTCTCACCGGCGGACTCCCTTGCCAGCCGTTCAGCGTCGCCGGAAAACGCAAAGGGACGGGAGATGACCGCTATCTCTGGCCGGAGATGCTTGGAGCTATTCGGGAGATTCGTCCCCGCTGGGTCGTGGGCGAAAACGTTCCCGGAATTATTGATTGGTCGGAGGGACTGGTTTTCGAGCAGGTGTGTTCTGACATGGAAAATGAGGGCTACGAAGTCCAACCGTTCGTACTTCCGGCTTGCGGTGTCGACGCTCCCCATCGCAGGGACAGGGTGTGGTTTGTTGCCCACCGTGCAGACTCAGGGTCTGAAGGTATGTGTCGAAGGGAAGACGGTCTTCATGCCGATGCAGCTCCTGCATACGCCGACAGCCAACGACGCAAGAAACGTTTCACTCCCGCCGAGTCAGGCCAAAAGAGATGGCGGAATGGTGAAAATGGCTATGCGGAGCGACGAATACCGGACTGGCTCGGGTTCCCGACTCAATCCCCTGTTTATCGCCGAGATGATGGGTTTCCCGGTGGATTGGACGGCATTACCTTTCCAAGTTGGTGCCGGGAATCCGTCAAAGCCTACGGCAACGCCATAGTGCCGCAGGTAGCACTGCGGATATTCGAGACGATTAACGATTACGAAAGACAATGCGAATAGGTATAGTAGATGTGGATGGTCATCACTTCCCGAATCTTGCGCTGATGAAGCTTTCGGCGTGGCATAAGTCTGAGGGCGATTCGGTCGAGTTTGCCGATGCGATGTTCGGCAGCTACGACAGGGTGTATATGTCGAAGGTCTTCACGTTCACGCCCGACTGTTCGGATTATTACCCTTGCGAAGTGGTGAAGGCCGGGACAGGCTACCGCGATTATACAACGACACTGCCGGAATCTATCGAGCATATGTGCCCTGATTATTCGCTTTACGGAGTGGATGAAGCCTACGGTTTCCTTACCCGAGGTTGTCCGAATCATTGTCCGTGGTGTATCGTTCCGCATAAAGAAGGTTCGATACGTCCGGCATCGCCGATACGCGAATTCATCGGCAACAAACGCCGGGCCGTACTGCTCGACAACAATGTGCTGGCATCCGATTTCGGATTGGAACAGATCGAGGAAATCGTCCGCATGGGTATCGCGGTGGACTTCAATCAAGGGCTGGATGCCCGGCGAGCTTGTGATGACCCTTACATTCTCGATTTGCTGTCACGGGTGAAATGGATTCGACATATCCGGTTCGCTTGCGATACACGCGCCCAGATAGAACCTGTGCTGAAGTGTATTCGGGAGCTTGAGCAGCGGGGGGTCAACAGACATCGTTTTTTTGTCTATTGCCTTGTCAAAGAAATTGATGATGCGTTGTACAGATTGAACATTTTCCGTGAAATGCACATCAACCCATTCGCCCAGCCGTACCGGGATTTTGATAACAAGATCAGACCGACAGTTGAGCAGCGTCGGGTTGCCCATTGGTGCAACAAGAAGTCCGTTTTTTATAGCTGTGAATTTAAAAATTTCAGATTATGAAAACATTACATGAAGTAGCCGAGGAAATTTGCCCGTATCGTTTGGAAGATTACGATCCGGCAATCGACGATATTCTGGATGAATGTTTACACGACAGTTGGATAGTAGGGTTCATTGCCGGCGCTCAATGGAGGGAGGAGAATCCGGTTGCGGCCGGTTCTGTGTCCGACTCCATAGAGCTATGCGGCCTTCTGTGGGACACAGAGAATTTGGCCATAGGCGGTTACGAGAAGGACGGCCATCATTACTACACATGGCAGGAGGCGATGGAGGCCGCGAAGTCCGTCGGGAAGCGCTTGCCGACCCGGGAGGAATGGAAGGCATTATGCGATCTCGGCTCGACTTGGGACGACGAGCGCAAGGGCCGTTGGTTCGGGGGCAACCACGACTCGGACCACAAGGGATCATTATTCCTGCCTGCTGCGGGCCTGAAACGTGGCAAGCTCGGCGAGTTGGCCAGCACGAGCTCCAGCGGCCACTATTGGACATCGTTGCCGGGCTACGGAAGCTACGGCCTCGCGGACAACCTCTACTTCAGCTCGGGCACCGTCTTCCCGCAGTGCAGCGACAATAGCACCCTCGGCTTCAGCGTGCGTTGCGTGCGGGACAAATGACCGCTTCATCCTCCAGTTGTCAAATAATAATTGACAACTGAACCTTTAAAAAACATTAAACACTTTAAAGAATGAGCTATGAAAATGATCCCTGATGCAGACATAGTTTGGGATAAAAGAGAACAATCCCGCATCGAGGCCCAAATCAAAAAGCAGCAAGAGTTGAAGCTGATCGGACGCATGAAGAAGGTACCGGGGCTAAAAGACAAGAACGGAAAGAAGGTATATGAGGCAGATATCCTTACCGACAAATTTGGAAGCATGGGAGGCGTCGAATGGAGAGACGGTGGTTTTGTCGTGAACTTCGGAGACATGGATATTTTCGATCTGTCTGATTGTTTTGGCGATTCGTATCAAATGTGGGTTATAGGCAACATCCATGATAATGCGGACCTGATAAAATAGACGAAACGAACAAGAACGGTTATCGCTGTTATACAGGAAATAACACTTATACAACTATGAACGAGAACACAGCAAAGAAATGCACTGTATGCGGAAACTATTTCACAATGGATAATTTCCGCCGTACTCACTTATCCGCTGACGGTTACGCTAATATATGCAAGGCGTGTGCCCGCAAAAGGCGGATTCATAAGAAGTCACATATTGCCGATTTAGGGGGGGGTAACCCCGATTTGGCTCAATTCAAACCTCGTGAACTTATAGAAGAGTTGAGATTTCGCGGTTATCATGGAGAACTGAAATTGACGCAAACGATAAAAGTTTAACAATGAAAAAGATGATGTTTAACGACCGTTACGGCCTGACGCAGGCGGTTATCAGTGGTCGAAAGACGGTGACAAGGCGGATTGTTGATCCGCAGGGTAAGTACGAAGAACTACGGTGGTGGCAGCCATGTCTTGAGTTTGAAGAATGTCTGTATGGCTATACCGAGAATGAAGGTTGGGAGGTAATTGAACCAAGATACAATGTTGGAGAGATCGTAGCCGTGGCTCAAAGATATGATAGCTTCTTGCACCCCAACAATGGAGTGATTGAGCACGATTATCAGACCACCGCACTTGCGTCAAAAGGTTGGGATAACAAAATGTTTGTTAAGGCTGATCTGATGCCCCACCAAATACAGATTAGAGACCTTCGGATTGAGCAGTTGCAGGATATTTCGGACGATTACTTTAAGGAAGGGATAACATTATTTGCACCGGTTGATGATGGCCGTATACAATGGGGATATGCAGATGAACATTTACGATATTACATGTTCGACTCACCCCGCGAAGCTTTTGCCTCGCTGATCGACAAGGTTTCCGGGAGAGGTACATGGGATCGTAATCCTTTTGTTTGGCGCATCGAGTTTCAACTGGTGAAATAATACAAAGCATTGGGACGATGACGATACCGGAATAATTCCGTATATTTAGCAATGCGAAAGAATTGTGGCACACTTTTATAAGGAAGGTAATCATTAAATTAAAACGCAGAGACATGAAAACGATTCTAATGATTGCATTGATGTGGCTGGCAGCGCCGCCGACCACACAAAAACAGACCATTTATAAGGACGGCAGAAATGTCGGACGGGTGGAAATGGAACGGGACAATATCCGTGTGTACGACGAGCAGGGACGGCTGAAAATGAGAGGAAAGAAGCAAAAAGGGGTTATCAAGCTATACGATAAGAACGGTAAGTACATAGGTCAGATAAAAGACAGTGACCTGTCATTTTGAGTTGTGATTTGATGTAGAAACGATGAATTCATGGATAACGAGGATAAAATAACAATTCTATGCGAGTTACGGACAGACTTGGTCCCTGACCGGTGTATTCGGGAATTCGCCCGGAGGGATGGAGGAAACGGAATGAGTATCAAATTCTTTCTGACATCCTTGAAGGTAAGGAAAAACGGCAATGATTATGGACTGAAGATACAGACCGAGGATAATCAGACGATTTGGGTGGGAACCGGACGGCTGATTTTTAAGAATGGGAAAAAAATGATTTGATTGAAAATGGAGAAAGAATTAGACACGATACTTGCTACAATGCAGGTAACCAAGTCCAATGTGAAAGGAAGGCATTGGATGGTGACAGGGCACGAATACGAGGCTCTGCACAAAATGTTCGATAAGATATACAAGGTACTCGACGACGGGACGGATAAGGTGGGCGAGATATTCCGCCAGCTCAGAATGATTCCTCCGTTCAGCATGGGGTTGTGTATTTCTGAATCCAAAGTGGAAGACGAGAAATTAATCATGCCGACATGGGACATGGTAGCAAAAACACGCGATGAGATAGACAAAATCATCGCGCTCGTCCATGAAGGATGCTATGCCGATAAATTCGACCCGACTACCGAGAACGATCTGCTCAATATCACAAGCCAGTTGAGATTTTGGGTGATGCACCTGAATTCGCTGTTGGGTGACATGAAAGGAAGCTCATCTATATAATTTCATGGTACGGTGAGGTTCTTAATGTCGAAATAAACGAATTCCTCCCCTTTGTGTGTCTTGACTTTTTCGACAACGGCCCTGAAAATGTCCTTGTCGTTGAATCCGTACCTTTTCTGCAATATATCCTGAAAGGGCTTGATCGGATTGTCCCAGTCGGCCAAAGAAGTGGATAGCCCGAATACATAGTGTACTTCGTATGGAGGTTCGGGCAGCGATATGTCGGGCAGCTTCAATAGGCACTCCGTCGTATAGGCATCATACATGGAGGTGCGGAATCTCTTACCCTGCCATGCTCGGTTTACGGTCAGCGGTTTAACGAATATTTTCGGCATATCAGAATGTGATAAAAGAGTAACTGATTCCGGCTCCTATATAAGGTTTCACGCCTTGCGGCGTGAGGGCATATCCGGCGCTCACACCGATTCCCCAGCGCTTGGGTTTGCCGGGAACCTCGACCCGCTGGACGACCGTATTCGTCACGGTCTGCGTTTTTCGGAAAATATCGAGCGTATCGAGCGACGCGCGGAAACCGGACACGACGGCGCGGTAATCCTCCCCTTCATACACATTTCGGGAAATCGGGACCAGTACCGGGACTTCCACCGTATCGCCCGGGACAGGCAAAAGTACCGTATCGACACGGGTCAGGTAGCGGACTTTGGGAACGAGGACAGTTTCCCGGACCGTGTCGCGCACGACCACCGTGTCCGTCCGGTGTATCTCGACAATCTCCGGCTTCACACTCCGTCGCCCCAGCAGAAATGCGGCTGCAATCAGGGCTAAAGCTATAACAACGTTTTTCATGTTTCCGTAAAATAAAAATGCCCGAACCTATCCGCCAGGGCATAAAAAAGGCGGTAACTCCGAATATTGGAATTACCGCTTTCTACATCAAATCACAACACGCCCTGTTTTTATATATTTATGGAATCAGGCGGAGTATAACTCAAACTTATAATTTCCAGGCATTTGTTGGTGGAGTACACAAGCTATATGAACCGGGGGATCATTGTGCCCCCCGGTTCTCGGCAATTGCAATGTGTAAATTTTGCACATTGCTCAGATCGGTAATTCCAATATGTCAAAGAACCGCTGCGAATGTCTACATCATGTCGCGCCACGCCTCGGGCTTTCGGTTGTAGAGGTAGTTCAAATCCCGTTCATGGGTTTTGGCCTCTATTTCGAAAGGATTCCCCTTGTAGCCGTGGCATATCCATTGCCAGATATATCGGCAGTAATACAGGAAATATCCATGACAGTCTTTGGCTTGGGCCGCATGGATCGATTCGTGATTGACGGTAACGGCGCTCAGGGGCTTGAACTTTTTGCGCGCGAATATGACCCCGAACAGCATCATAGCCTTATATCCGCGAAACGGGATCAGGGAGTTGTAGATGATTTTCATTTCCGAATCGTGATGTAAATATCTTCGCCCCGGGAGTCGGCCTCGTCGAGAATGTCGAGCAGGCGGAACAGGGTAGCCCGGGAGTTGATGACCTGTCCTTTTACCTTGTTCTCTCCGACCAAGATACAGCCCTCCGTGTCGGCCCGCGTGTTCCCCGAATGGATAAGTATTCCTGAAAAGTGAGGCACATCCGGCAGCAGGGGGACATTTCGTCCGCCGTACCGGGGCGAGAACTTGGGCGACTGGGTCATGGCGATCCGATAGCGACCGTAAGGTATAGCCGTCTTGCCGTATATCTTGACTTCCTGACCGTCGAATACGCCATTGGCGTTGGCATCCCGGTCGGTATCTTCCAGCGTATCGCACTCGAAGGATGCCGACGGGATGCTTAAACGCCCGATGGTATAAGTGGGCGCGAAATAGATTCGCCTCAGAGATAGAAGCATGGCTATTTCAGAATACCGGCGGTTTTCAGAGCGTTTGCCAGCAGGACCAGGTTCGCCTGCACGCCTTCGGCCGTGTCCGATGCACCCCATGTGGGCGTGGTCTGCGGTGTAACCAGTTTGGCGGTAACGTCCGACGCGAGTTTTGCCAGAGTAACTTTTGCGTTCCCGATAGTCGGATTCGGGTAGCTTCCGGTCAAATCGCCACCAGCAGAACCGGACGGAGGCAGAGAAGTCGGAACATTCGGAATAACCCCGTCAGCCAGCTTTGCAGCGGTCACGGCTTTGTCGGCGATTTTGTCGGTTGTCACTTTCCCGGTGCCGATAGTCGGGTTAGGATAGGTCCCGGTCAAATCGCCACCGGCAGCGCCGCTCGGAGTTGCGCCGCCCCCTTCGATGGACTCGAAGTTTTCGTTGATTTTGTTGGCCATCCTGTCGATGCTCGGGATAAGAGGCAGATCGGATTTGGTGATTTTCTTAATCATAGCAATAAAGTTTAATTAGTGTGAGAGCCAATGTATCTGGGCAAAATGTACTGAATGTTTTTTGAGATTACGTGCAATTTGCTTCTGAGAAAAGATTCTGAGATGCTGGAGTCTTTTCTCAGTTCGCAGACGATGGACCCGACCCAGTCGTGCTGGTTGTCGCTCATACGGTATATCCCTAATATGGAGCTGCCGTGAGAGGAAAAGAGCGAACGGGCATACATATCGTCCATTTGCGTCTCGATGTCGAATATGTGGATGTACAGATTCCGGTTCAGGTCCGCACAGAATTTAGGCATGTCCGACATGCTTATGTCATGGATATACTGCTTCATCCCGTCGATGCCTTTACGCTTCACCTCGAAGCAGATCGAAACGTAAGCCTCGTTGCCCAGCGGGTGAGGCTGGATGATATATACTCTGTCGGCATCCAGCGTGTACAGTATGTCCCACAGTTCGCCGAACACGATTGCCGAATTGTCTACCCGACGCAGGGAAGTTTCCGACATATCCTGCTTTATCTGGGATATTTTTAGGTCGGTCATCTTGTCCCGTCGGTACTGGTTGTATTTGAACCATGCGGTTATGATGGTGCCGATGGCCGCTATGATCGCTGCGATGTATTCCATTGTGCTGATTGTTATACCACTTTGCCGTAGGTTATCTCTACCCAGTAATCCACTTGTTCCCGAACAGCTGCCGAACCGCCTGTGAAATTGGCCATAACTTGATATATGGATGATTGGTTGACATAGGTGGAAAACATATAACCAGCATTGTTTTGGCTGTTAACGGGCACGATAGCCAAAGTCGCTTTGGTGGAATAGTTCGTGAACTTAGCGTATCCGCGAAAAGCGATAGGCGCATATTGGGAGTACGTTCCCGGGAATTGAGTCGAGGCATAGTTGTCCAGTGCAACAGTCGCAGGCCCTAATTTATTGGTATACGATCCTTTGACGAGCTTCTTGACAACGGGAGCATCGTTGAAATGTGTCGCGTCTAATTGTTGTTCAAAATAGACGTTCTGTCCGAAATCGCTGTTTTCCGCAAAGCAACTCCACGGGGAGAATGTGGATGCTGAAGCTGTATTGGAAGTACGATAGAAAGAAGGGCCGGCATATGATGTCGAGTAGAAAATGGTAACGAACTGTATGATTTTATCGGTAAGTACTATTTGAAGTCCTCCGCCTCCTTGAGTCATAGGAGCGTTCGTCGTCGATGCGGCAAATTGGAAAAAGCACGTGCCCTCTGAAATAAGCGTATTCAGATTAGTGGTATTAACTTTCTTCATACTTCCATTCTCCACAGCCGAATCGACATACCCTTTTGTAGCCGGGTTGTATTCTCCGGTCGGCACGTAGACCGTTGTATTCTTTTTCGACAAATAATCGGATGGATTGAAGTTACCCGAGTCCCAAATCTGGCTCCAACCGGACCACGTTGTACCGTTCCGCCCTCTTGTCCACCACTTGTCGCCTGCATAGCAAAACTGCTTTCGAAAATCCGGATTATTCCCGTATGAAATCGTAAACCCGTTCGACCAGCTATCGGCAACCGGAGCGTTCGCCGCGTTGTGTGCGCCGACGAAAAAGGCATTGTTCGGGGCGTTGTTCAAATCCGAGAGCTGAGCGGCATTGAACCCGAACTTATCGTCCGGATTGAAATCATTGGATTTCCATACTTTAACCCAGTCGCTCCAAGATTCCAGACTTTGCCGGAAACGGACAAAAACGGACGGATTGACATTGCCCGCAGAATATCCTAAGGCCAACTGTATCCAATTTCCTGATCTCCCGGTTCCTTCGACGACAATGACGCTGCCGTAAGAAGTAGGCGTGTTCTGCGTAGTTGCATTGTAGGTATAGAATCCGTAAGTCGTGGCGTTATTCAAGTTAGCAATAGCACCCCGGTTCACAATATACTGTTCAGCCAGCTTTGCAGCGGTCACGGCTTTGTCGGCGATCTTTGCGGTCGTTACTTTCGCTGCACCGATAGTCGGGTTAGGATAGGTACCGGTCAAATCGCCGCCAGCAGCGCCGGACGGAGGCAGGGAGCTCGGAACATCCGGAATAACTCCTTCTGCGATCTTTTCGGCTGTCACGGCACCGTCGGCGATCATATCGGTAGTTATGGGCGGAATACCTTGCGCGGCATTCTTGAGCTCGGCGACATAGTCGTCGGTCAGTGGCTCCGAGGTAATCAGGTCGTCGCCCGTGGATGTGCTGTTGGCGATAAACGTATATTCGACATACGCATTGAATGTGGAGCCGTTCTCCAATATGCGCGGCGTGGTCTGCTGAACGACCGAGTGCAGATAGGTATTGGCCGGAATGACATCCCCCGCAGCATAGGAATATAGCTGCTTGTTATGGAGTACGATGCCGGGAGTATATCCGCCTTCCGTTTTGTCGAAGCCGTAGATAATGGCCGTAGTCTTTCCGAACATATTGATCGCGGCTTTGAGCTCGACTATGTTCTGAGACAGAACGGCCAGATCGGTAATGAACACGGGGTTGCCGATATTTTCGGCGTATTGCATTTCGCGTATGGGTTTCAGAGCCATGATGGGTAGGTTTATATGTAGTCGAACTTCATTACGATATGGTATGTGAACGTGACCTGCCGGCCTGAAGAGGTGGTTATGTTCATGTATAGCTTGTCGTTCTTCTCATACGTGTAGGCCGTAATCTCCATATTGGTCTCGCCCACATACTTGGATATTCCGCCGGTGAGTGGGATTTCCATGCCGATAATAGTGCCGGGTCCCGACGCGTTATCCTCATATTGGCCGGTCAAATATCCTTCTATGCCGATCAGATGCTTCCCGGTCATGTCGTCCACGAGTTCGACGGTACCCAAAATAGTTACGTTGAAAGCCGCGGCCGACTTATACTGGTAAAAGACAGGTCTGCCGTTGAATTTTCGGGTAAGAGACTGGGTGGGAGAAGCGAAATTGTTCGGGAGAAATTCTGCGACACATCGCCATGTGCTCCAATTATCCACAGGGTAGCTACGATTGTTCCTAATGAACAAAGGAGGAGTATTATTCCCCCATGGAGAGCCTCCCAGCCAATCCAACGGCATGGCGATTTGGGTTGCAGCGGAAGGTGTGACGTCGAAACTGTTGGAAAAGGTAATTCCGACAAAAGAGCAGGGGGCAGTAAGAGGCTTATTGGCCGCTGAGTTGGGAGCGTAGAATAAGCGGTTAGTAAGAGCGCTGTTGCAGTCGCTCACTTTGGTAATCATCCCGTTCAGAATATCTCCCGGCACATCGGGGTCCAATTTATCCGAGGTCACGGCCTCGTCGGCAATCTTGTCGGTTGTCACTTTCCCGGTGCCGATAGTCGGTTTGGGATAAGTCCCGGTCAGATCGCCGCCGGCAGGACCGGTTGGCGGGGTAGCTCCCGGGATAACGCCGTCGGCTAATTTGGCCGATGTAACCGATTTGTCCTTGAGCATGTCGGTTGCGATCATCTGAGGGCCGATAGGAGCGCTTTTGAGCTTCATCACATAGTCGTCGGTCAGTGGCTCCGAGGTAATCAGATCGTCGCCCGTGTCCACATCGTTGGCGACAAATTCGTAGCGTTTGAAGGCGTTGTATATTACGCCGTTTTCAGCCACTCGTTCTCCGTACAGTATTTCCCGGCTGTGCAGGTACGATCCGGCGGGGATGCTCTCACCGGGGTAGGAGTACATGACACCTTTATATAATATGATACCGGGAGTATACGAGCCGTCCTCGTTCTTGTCGAAGCCGTGCAGTATGGCGATGTTCTGGCCGAACAGATTGATCGCGGCTTTCAGGTAGTTTATCTGACGCGGCAGATTGGACAGGTCCGTGATGAACACGGGATTGCCCGTGCCGTCCTGAAATAGCATATCGTAGATGGGGTCGAGTGCCATGTCAATATGTTTTAATGGTGTATTTGATTCCGTATATTATAAGCGAGTTAAGCGTTGCGAGGAAGTCCCACCACACATCGGACATGGGCGCGTCGTTCGTTTGGATGGTCCCGTCCGACAGATTCTGGAAGTACATCTGGCCGTTGCCGACGAGTCCGAATCCCTGCGTCGTGCCGTATATGGTATGGTAGGAGCCTTTCTCTATTCCCTCTATTCCCTCTATTTCCTGCATGCTCCACGTGTTTCCGTTGTCTTTGCTGACGAACATAGAGCGGTAGAAGGGAAATGTGCGGAACGACCCGTCCTGCGGAACGTAGGCAACGGACTTGCATACGTATTCCGGCAGAATGGGAGAGGACGAGGCGACAGGCTCGTAGTCGGGGGATGCCGCATAGGCCGATCCCTTGCCGACGAATACGAGACGAGTCCCCGTAGAATCGGCTGCGCAATCGTAATACAGTCCATAGGGGAGCGATTTGACGGACGAGTTGACGATTTGGCAGTTATTGTCAAGCTCGACGAGCTCCATTTGGGAAGCGTTCATAAAAACGAATCCGTCTTTGTACGGGCACAGCGATGTATAGGATGAGCCGATTCCTTCGAGCGGTTTCCAAGTTTGAGTCCCGTTCAGATGGTCCAGATACATCGCCATCGGTTGCAGCCCGTCTCCAATGGCAATGGCGTAGTGGTTGTCTATCGACACATTCGACAGGTAGCTGCCGACGACTTTCGTGTAGTCCCCTTCCGGAAAATCGACCGCCTTCCATGTCTCGCCCATATCGAAGGATATGGCTGAAATGCCGTCTCCTACGGCGATAATGGGCCGGGTTTGGTCCGAACCCTTGATAGAATAGGTGATACTCTTGTAGAGCGCCGTATCGTTCGCGTTGTTGGGCAGAACGACCGTTTTATAGGATAGCCAGTTGTTATTGGTTATGTAGGCGGTCTTGTCGCTTATGGCGATAGTAGGTCCTTCCGGGACGGATACGGCGTTATAGATGACAGCTCCGCTGTACTGAAGCTCGACGGGAACGCTGACGATAGTCTCGTTGGACGTAGCGCCCTGAAATCCCCAGTAGACCGGGGCGTTTTCGCTCCCCTCGGTATACAGGTACACTTGTTTCGACTCATCATCGGGGTACGAATCGTACAGGTACATCTGGTTCAGGCTCGAATTGGAGATGATGATCTCTCCGTATTGCCCGAAAAGATGATTGAGGACATTGGAAACGTTGCTGATGTTCGGCTCGCACGATGCGATCATGTAGTACTTCCGCCTCAGCGCGTCGTATTCGTTCCATTTGGGTTGCAGCGGATAAAGGCATGCCAACAGGAATTTGTACATCTGATTGAGGGCCGGCAGCGTCTTTTCGTCCCCGTATGTGACGGCATAATTGGGCCGGAGTATCTGATAAATCAGATTGGGTATATCGACAGCTCTGAATTTCATACTACACCGATTCGAAGATGGTTATGGGACTATCCGCCGTAAAGTCGGAAATATTGTCGTTGAAATTGAAATATCCGGCGTACAGGTAGATGATTCCCTGATAGGGGTTGGATGCCACGTCGTCCGGAACATACGGGACGTACTTGCCCTCGCCTTCGGATGTGTCCCACCGGTTGATGGTAACGCCGTCGAAAAAGGCGTCCCTTACGCCCGTAATATCCTTGATGGCCGACTCGATGTCATTGATATAAAGAGCCGAGCGATTGAGGCGCTGCATCTGGAACTGGTCGAGCAGCGCTTTGATGTTATCCTGAATGGCTATCAGGTTGTAGTCGCGCGAGTATCTGACGTACAGGTGAGCGCAGTCGAACCGGTCGGGGACCTGACTGAATACCGTCACAGCGATACCCACCGGCTCCCAGTTTTTCATGTAGCCTTTGAATGCGTCGAGTTGCTGCGTCGTGAGCGGAATCAGGTTGTTGTCCGAATCCGTCGTGGCTACTTTCAGATATATTTCCCCGTTATCCGGGACGGATGTATATACCTGCTTGATAATCTGTTTGCTGGTGTCTGTCTCGGCATATCCCATCGCTAATGTTTCGTCGTTCACTACGACCAAATCGTCGCCCTCCTGATAGGCCAGCGCCTTATCGATATAGTATTGCTGGCCCATGACGCGCAGCGAGCGGGCGGCCGTCTCTATGATGGTATTCGAGCGGCCGATTTCTCCGGTCAGGATGTCGATGATCGTGGAGAATACGTCTACGAACCGGGTACAGATTGCCGAGGCGCTGGAGTTGAGATTCGGCAGGATATTGGCCAGATAGGCTTTTATCTGATTAGCTGTTTGACTTGCCATTTTGGGTCATTGTATTTACGAGGTTATTGATCTGATTTTGCAAATCTTCTTCCGACAGGCGGGTGGAATAGAACGGATATTGACCGGCCCACAATACGCAGGCATTGTTGACGATAGGTATGCCCGTTATGTCGAGCTGAGTCCCGAAAGGTATCTCGGCGGTATAGCTTTCTATGCCGTTTAGCTCCATGAGCTTGTCGAGCACGACGATAGACCCCGATACGTTGTAGCATATATCGTAGATAGTCTGGAATGCCTGAACCTGATAGGATGCCATAGCTTGTTATTCGTTATAGATGACCGACCCGTCCGTGGAGAATATGTTTTGCCATCCCGAGCGGATCGTTTTCTCGTCTACGTATTTGGCCCCGTCTTCATATATCTGCCCGATCCCTTCGGTAAGGAGCAGATCGAAGTCCCCCGGAGCCAGATTGGGATATAGCTCGTCGAGGGCCACGCCGATGTGCGCCTTCGTGATGTTCACGGCACGCTTGATAAGGATCAGAGCGCCGTTTTGGTTCGAGCACCGATCCGTCATGGCGAAATCGCCGTCGGCGATGACAATGTCGTTTACCTTAGTGTCCCATCGTATGTCTTTCATTGTACTATGTCTTCGTTTTGGTATTCATCGTCGGAGAATTGAGAGAAGGAGCCCGTGAATCCGGGAGTAGGGGAGCTTGTCGGTCCGCCTCCGGATGGGGCTGTGTGCGTGTGGGAGTTGACGAACTCTTTCAGGCTGTCTATTTCCCCCACCAGTTTGTTCAGCCGGGCAGTCAGTTCTCCGATAACCACCGTAGGGCCTTTCTCCCCTCCGTTCAGGGTGACGAGCGGATTTTCTCCCGAGGAATCCAGCGCGACGGAAGCCGATCCGACGGTCAGGGACAATAACCCGTTCCGCATTTCCATACCGGCATCCCCTCTTTGGGCCGATATGCTGGATGCGTCGATTGTGATGACATCCGTCGCTCCTTCGTTCCCGAAATCGTATTTGACGACAATCTTGTCGAGATGGGTAAAGGAAACGACGAACGGGAGCTCCGGCCGGTTCTCCACGAATCCGAGCACCACCGTAGAGCCGACGGTGGGGATAAAAAGAATGCCATTGTCCCCATTCACGACAATGTCAAGATTTATGTCGCTGATCGTCTTGTCATTGTCTACAATGGCATTCAGGGTCCTGTTCTCCTCGTCTACGCTATCGACGGTAGCATACACGAGAGCGACCGATTCGGCCATCGTGAATCGACGGTCGAGCAGTCGCCCTATTTCTGCGACGCGGGCTGAAAAGGTCTCGTTACGCTTTCTCATAGTAGAACATTTCGTCGGTAACGCTCAGGACATTATGGTAGCCTGAGTCGTCGCAGTTCAGTTCCGTCCCGATCACATAGTAGTTGCTGCTCAGTTCGGGAAACAAGGTGTCTTCATATTCGATGAAATCCCACAGCGAGACGAACGGATATAACAGCGTGGTGATAGAACCTTTGTTTCGGTTTCCCTTGAGCCGAGCCAGCGCCGCGTCGGCTATCGTTTCCAGTTGCTCCTGTTTCCGGGCCGGAGAGAATGGAAGGCGGACCGGCTCTCCTTTGGTTTCATCTCCGCGGGTAACCTGTATCTTGTTGCCTTTTTCGTCATATCCGTTGATCTCGACGTAGTAATCGGTAAAGAGGCCGTCTTCGGGCGTAATGTCCCTGTTGATGACGTTCAGCCGGGTGCTCAGCTTGATTGTCGGTCGGTCCGTATTGGTCGCTCCTGTCCCTACATAGACTTTCCCCGTATTGCTGACTTGGCCGTACAGCACATATTCCTCTGCGAAACGGGAGATAGCCTCATAGGGCGCTATGGCCTTCCAGACGTTCAGCGTGAATTCCACGTCGGCGCTTTCCGATTCGGCTACGGACAGGGACGGAAACTCTCCGGTCAGCCCGGCTTCTTTGCGGAATTTGGCGAAAGCGTCGTTGGCAATCGGGACGACTTCGTTCATAACCTCCTTTAAAGGAGTCATTTTCGACCAGCTTTTATTGACTTGCCCGAACTTGAGAATAAACGAGTTGTCCTCGCATTTGATCGTGGTGGGGAAACCGCTCACCACTTTTCTGATAAACCCGGAGAACGCGAGAATCTTGGGGAACGTATGCTGCAAGGTCGTATTGTCCTTATACCACACATAGACCTCGATGCGGGCTCCCGTCGCAAGCTGGGCTCCGTCTACGCCGATTCGCAGGCTGTCTGCCACGGGGCGCTGCTTGTCGGTGACGGAAATGGTGTAGAGCGGTATTTTGATCTCTGCCGTAGCTCCTATGACATCCCTGCTGTTGCTTACGTTGAATGACGAGAAATGGCCGAGAGAGAATCCCTCGACGATCACTTCGTTGCCGCATTCAAAGTAGTTTCCGGTCATGGCAGTAATGGTTATCCGTTCACGGCAAAGCCGGTATCGGTCGTTACGACATTGGCCGCATCTTCCGATATGACATTCGAGGTAACGTCCACTTCGATCAACTGCATGCGTATCTCGGTAAGCAGCGACCCGGCTTGTGGCGACACGTCGTATTCGGACATATACACGTAGTTGACATGCAGGTTTTGGTTGATGAACGTATTGACGATCCGGAACACGTCCTGATTCTCGAAAAGATCGTTGAACATGCTCGAAAGGTTCTCCAATTCCAGCTTGTACGGGTCGCCTTCGGTATCGTTGACCGTACTTTCGTAGGCCGCGAACAGGTTGGACGTAGCCGGGGACAGCTGCTTGGTCTGCACCTGAATATTCACCGATATGATCTTCGGCTCCTTGTACACCCGCTCGAATATGACGGGTCCGTCCACCAACTGGGACGATGCCGTGTGTTTCTTGGCATTGACCGAATAGGTGAACGAGAGGGGCAGAAAGTAGTCGCCGCACTTGAAATAGTAGTCCTGATTCGGGTCGTACCGGCCCAAAGAGACTCCGCCGGCGGAATAGCGGTCGTTCCGTGACACGAAGGGGGAGTTTACCGTGACGGCCACATTGCCCATTTCGTCGTAAGAGTAGGCAGCGCCGCCGCGCAATAGCTGTTTGGCAATCCCCGCTTCGGCCATGACGATCTTATAGCCCCGCTGGGCCGCGTTGTACGCATCCTCGACATAGTTGCCCACGGTCTGATAGCCTCTGCCGATCAGGCCGTTGTCTATGCGGCTGATAACCGAATCGACCCCCGAACTGAACAAGCCGCCTCCCGATATGGATGTATATTTGTTTCTGCTCATATCATGCGGGTTGAATTGTTTAGCGCAATGGTAAGGCCGCGCACGATCATGTCCTCTATGGCGGGCTCCAACTGTTGCTTTATGTCCTCCACGTCGTTTGCGTTGATCGTCGTGGGCATGCTGACTATCTCGCGGTTGAAGTTGATGACGAGCGCCCGGGTCGTGCCGGACATGCCCCGAATGGTTTGGGCATCGGACGCTCCGACCGACTGGGTGTCGAAAGAATCGGTTAGAGATTCGATAGAATTTCCAGATTGATCATACTCTTTTGCCAGCAGAGGTCTAATTTCTTTGTCAAGTTGTTTGGCGTATTTATTGTTGTTGTATTTATCTTGGAATTTACCCATAGGTGGTTGGGTAATCATATCTTGGAGAAGAAGGCTTCCTATTTTTTGTAATCCATTATCAATGGCAAGACCACCTAATCCCAATAAAGTTAGAGGTTTTGTAACGGGTGTATTTGATATTGCCTCTTTGATAGCTTTATTACGCAGGTTTATTGCGTAATTAGGTTGAGTACGTGACAATTCCGACTGGCGATAATCAGCCACGATAGCACTCACATTGTCATACTCCGGATTCCCATTTATGATATTTTTCCATATGTCGTAATGAGCATATTTAAAGCCAGGTAATATCGCTTCAAGATATTTTATACCATTGGGATCATTTTTTAGATCACGAATAGCAATATCTTCTTCTTTTTTATCTACTTTATTGGCCTGATCTATAATACTACCTGCCACAATCGTTGCCACCTTCATCTGCAACGACCCTTTCCCGAAAAGCGCAATTATTCCGGCAGTAGTGGTCGCCGGATTTTCGACGGTCCATCCGACGGCGCTGGTAGCTGCCGGAGCGAGTTTGCCCGCAGCCTCCAGCAACTTTCCCGAGGCGCTGACGAAGTTGTCAATAATGGAGTTTATTTTCGATACGTTTTCCGGAGATAAAAACGAGTCGACAGCCTCGCCCAACTTCCTGTACAGTTCGCCGTTGGCCGCTGCCAGTTTTTCAGCGACTTTTCCGAACTTATCTTCCGTCTTCCGGAAGAAATCCTCCCGATTGAGGGCTATTTGCCCCCGGGCCATAGCCACCGGGGAGATTTTGACCATTTTGTTGAATTCCTCCAGCGCACGGAAGAACGCTTGGGGATTCGACCGGACGAAGGCGTATATGTTCTCGTTGCTGCCCGCCTTTCTTATTTCGTCTTGGATCAATTTCCCCATAAGCGGCACGCTCTTGATGAGCTCCTTGATGTCGATCCCCTGCCATGAAGTGAGTATCTGCTGCATGTTCAGGCCGACGACGCCCATATCTCTATTACTGGCATGTGCTAACTTGGCTGTGATATTGGCCAGATAGGATGCTTGCTCCTGCGACAATAATGTGCCTCCTACGTTAAGGCCGGTCAGGGTCGATATAAGGTCCAGCGTTCCCACACGGGAGGAACCGGTCGATACGGCGATGTCGCTGGCCGCCCGGAAGGCGTCGTCGTAGCCTTTCCCGAGCGATTGCCGCGCCATGTTGTACCGCATGTTGTTCGCGGCAGCCTCCTGCATGCTCTCACTTTTCAGAACGCGCATGCCGGCCCAGTAGCCGAGACCGCCGGCCAAAGCGGGAGCACCGTATCCTATGGCGGCAGCCCCTCCTATACGTCCTGCCGCACCTAAAGCAGGGAAAGCCGTTCCGGCCGCATGAGCGAACTGTGATATGATATTGACCGCGTTCCCGAAGTTCTTGCGCACGCCGTACAGCGTAAAGCTGTTGCGCAGGAAATCATTGGAAAACTGTTGCAGATTCTTGAAGGTACGATCTACGTTACGCAGGAAGCCATTATGCGATAATAAAGGAGATCGTTCCAACTTGGAATTAAACCGGAAGACTCTATTTTGCCAACCGGACGGAATATGGGGATACCGCTTGAATAAATCTTCTTCAGATATCTCGCCGGTCTTTTTTCGCCTCCGCGTTCTCGATCCGGCAGAAGCGTTTCGGGACACTTTGCCGAGCTCGCTGTTCAGGATACGGCTCTTGGCGATAGCCGAATCGAGAACGCTATTCATATTGCCCTCTAAATTGAGGACCACAGAATATACGGGAGACGCCATAGTTACTTTTTCTGGTTAAAAGGAGCCCAATCGAAATGATATATCATGTACAGAGCGGCATAGAACATGCTATCGATCTGATCGGCGGAAAACTTGCCGACTATCTCCGAAAAGGGCTCGTGGAAATACCGGGAAATAACCGCTTTCTTTATCAGATACGGGTCTTTTTTGGTAAAATCCGAGATTATTTCGTCGATTTTTCTTTCCGGCTCAGGTTTTCGGCTTTTCTTATCATTTTTTGGACGAAACCCAAGCCCGATAGAAAATTTTCTATATCCTCCGCTACGGCTTCGGATTGGAATATGTCCAAGCAGCAGCCCATATCTTTGACGATGGACTCCCGCAGCTTGTCGTCCTTGATGACGCACTTGCAGAACTCGACGGACAGAGTCCCGAGCTGGTCCAGATGCTCGTATCCTTCGAGGATTTTCAGCGCGACGGCCATATGGGCCGGATTGGTGCGTTGCAGGTGCAGGATTTCGACGTCCGCCTCGGTGGGCTTTTCGGTCATGTTCCCCTCTACGTCGGGGACCCAGCTAAAGTAGCTTGTTTTTACGGTGTAAGTTAGCGACATAGTTTTAAAAATTTGGGGACCCCGAGGGGTCCCCGGTTGAGACATGAAGCGAAAAACGGATGTTAAACCGTAATGGGAGATACGTCTCGTTTGATACCCGTTCCTCGTAGAGAGATGGTGACGAGAGTCTGCGGATCGTTGGCGTCCACGTCGCCGCTGACGTCCGATACCCGGCAGTTCAGGAAGTTGACGATAGCCGACTTGGGCGTTCCTGCGTTTTTGAGCGCGTAGGCGCACGTCAAGGTAAATCCGGCGACTTCCAGCATGGAGGCGTACAGTTGGCCCGCCGGTGCGGCAGCGTTGATCGCGTCCATCAGCGCGTTATACTCTCCGCTCTGCATCGTGACCGAGGCGGTGTACGTGGCATTGAGCGCGACGATTCCGATGGGGTCTACGTGACTGATAGCGAATATGTCCTGCACGCTCTGGGAGTTGGCCCAGTTGAGCCGCGACCCCGTATCGAGTTTCATGCTCGGAATGCCGCTGAAAGTCATGTTTATCTGTACGTCGCTGCTCGGAACGATATACTCACTTAAATTAGGCATAGTCTTTAGATTAGAGAGATGAAACGAACATGACGGTAATAAACGCTTCCCTCATAGGAGCGTTCGGGAGAATCTCGACGGTTACTTCGAGGGCCCGCGACTGTACGAAATTGCCGTCTTTGGCCTCGAAATCCACGTTGATCTGCGATGCGTCGCCCCGGTTGATATACGGGTCGATATACAGGCTTCTCAGATTGGCCAGCGTGCCGGATTTGAACGCCGCGTTGATCGTACCGTTGCTCTGCACGGGTATATTGACGTTCAGCAGCTTCGTAAAGAAGGTGTCGCAGTCGTCGCACACGGCGTTCGCCACGCGGACGAAATCGATGCTTGAGAGGGCATTGGCGGCCGAGTTCATCGTCGCGCCGTCGTTGTAGCAGATACCCACATCGTTGCGCCGGAGCGTAAACAGGTATTGTTTCGCGCCCAGATCGTTCGTCTGCGTGCGCGTCAGAAGCGTAACGGGCGTATTGACAGGCGTGTTGGACGCGGAATCTACGAGATAGTCGGCGGTCGTTACGCTGCCCATCGATACGTTCCCGATGGACGTGGCCAGATTGCGGGCCGATACGATACCGCCGGAGCGTCCGACAGAGGCGTTCCGCGTCTTGGTCGAGGTAACGATCTGCAACGCGACGCGAGGGGCGTTGTATTCCGATACGTCGGGAAGATCGGAGATGCCCGATACTACGGCGGCATCGAGAATGCCGACCGCGCGGATGCCTTCGCCGAACAGAGTTTCGAGAGCCGACTCGAAATTCGTGCAGCAGGTGATAGTGTCTTCCGACAATCCGCCTTCGGTCGGCGTGTCCTGACCTTCTGCCTGAGCGACCATGATGATGCGCGGGCGGTTGTTCTCCAGCGTTTCCATAGTCGAGCGGACGGCCGTCAGGAAGTCGGGGGCTTGCAGAAAATTCGACGTCTGCGCGTAGGTCGTCTTGTCGTAGACGTAAATCCACAGTTTCGTTCCGGCGTCGGCCTTGTCGTAGAACTCCTTGATATTGAAGTACAGGGGCGTTTTGTTCGTCGTGTCGTACTCTTCGTTGATCCCGAGGTTGACGGCATCCTCTAAGCCGGTGAGCATATAGGAGGTACCCACTTCGAGAGTAACGCCGCCGGGTCCGGGGGCTTTGCCTTTAGCGCCCGGCGCGAAAAGCATCGACACGCTGTTATCCTGAGCCGTACCGCCGAGGGCGGTATCGAGGAGCTCGGTGTATATGCCAGTTTGTGCCATTTTCGGTTGTGTGAAATGATCTAATCTTCTTTCTTTTTAGCATTCGCGCTCGCCTTCTTCTTACGGCGTGATTCGAGTATCTCGGCTGCGCTTTCCAGACTCATATCCGGCTTTTCAGCCTTCTTGGGCGGCAGTGCTTCCTTGTCCTCGTAGGCGCGGAGCATGTTTTCGAATTCCTCGTTGGAAACGGGCTCCTTGCCTTTCTCTACCTTGCAATAGCGGCAGCGGCCTCTAAGGGCCAATGCGGTTTTGTACCGGTCTTTGGCCGATGCCTCGTTCCGATACACGTTGCCGTCTTCGCAGCAGTATAGCGTGCCGTATTTGGCGGTTGCGATAATGAGGTTCTGATAATATCTGTCGGAAAAGTTTACCATAGCTGTAACGTATTTACGAATGGGTGTAAAAGAAGGGGCGGCCGTGCGGAGGGTCGTGTATGACATGTGACCCGGACATGATGTTTTTAAGGGAACAGTCCGCGTCAGCCGCCCCTGATGATTACGCGCTTACGGCAGGAATGATGATGCCGATACCGAGCCCGTCTTTACGAGCGGCACCGGCTCCCGAACGAATATCCATAGACATAACCCAAGAATAGTCGTTGGGATTCTGTACCATGTGTACGTTCGTGTTGCCCTGCGCGATGATGGCCTCGCCGGGGATGAAGCCCAGAGCGATGTCGTAGGCCGTAGCGGCCAGCACGGGCGGCGTGTAGGACGGGATCGTGCCGTCTGCGTTCACTTTACCGTCGCAATAGAGCTCGGCATCCACCACCTTGCTCGATGCGGTGTCGTATGCGGCGACAGTAGAACGCGGCATAGCCTCGAAGCCGCTGTACTGAACGGTCATAGGACCTACGCGGCCCGTCTGCTTCGACAGGATCGAGGTGATGAGCGGGTCGTTCTGAAGCTGCTCGAAGTACGCGGCGGCCATCACCATGACGGCCTCGTTGTAGTCCATCGTGTAGTTCTGGTTGATGAATCCCTTTTGCATCTGGGTGATGTTCTTGAGGGCGAACTCCAGAAGCGTACCGGTCGCGGCGTCGTTGATGGGGAACGTCGAGGCATCGACGGCGAAGGTATCGGGACCCGACATGGGAACCTTTACCGATGCGGCCTCGGCGAACATCTGCAACCAATAGTTGTGGATTTTGTTCACCACGACACGCATAGCCTCGCTCTGGCCGGTCGCGCGGTTGTTGTATGCCAGTACGTCCGTCGTTGCGGGCTGCCATCCGATGGGCTCCATCGAGAATACCTTTTCGGCCAAAGCGACCGGGATGTCCTCGTAGTACGAGGTTTTCGCGTTCAGCGGAGCGCGGCTTCCCACGTACACTTTCGGATTCATCGCCGAGTTGATCCAGATGACGCCGGCATGGCTGTCGCCCGATACGCGCATACATCTGTCGGCCCAACTGTTTTCGGGCAGCAGGACGCGGTAGAACAGCGAGAGCCACGTAATCTTCGCCAGATCGGGCGACGTTTCGAGGAAGTCGATGGAATTCTCGCCGATATTGAGCTTATCCAGCGTCTTGCTGAAAACTTCCTTCGGACCGTCGGCGTTCTGGAAAGTTACATTGCCCATAAAGGACATGAATCCGGGGTCGTTAGCCATCAGGGCCGAATACTCCCGGACGAACTCGACCGGCGTAGCGTTTTCCGGACGGCGCAGTTCCTTCGACGGAACGGCGGACAGCTTCTGAATCTGACGGAACTTGTATTGACCTTCGTCGCTCCGCAGATAGTCGTTGACAGATTTGAATGCGGTCATCTTGATTTTCGGTGTTTTTTCGTGAATGTTGAAGATTCTGGGCTCGGGCTTTGCCGAAAGTTCCTCCTTCCCCTCGGGTGCCTTTTGCGCCTCCTGCTCGGTTTCCGTTTTCTCCGTCTCGGGAGCTTCCGCAGCCTCCGGGGCTTTCAAAGACTCGGCCTCGGGCTGTGCCTGCGCTTCTTCCTTGCGATCGTTGAGCATTGACGTAATGGCCGAAAGGGACGAGAGGACGCGGGACATAAAGCCCTTATGCTCCGCACTCGGTTCCTCCGGGGCGGCCTCTACGGATTCGGGAGCCTTCAGGGCTTCCTCCTTGACTTCCGTTTCGGGTTTGTTGTTTGCTTCCATGTTTTCTTTGAATTTGTTAATGGTAGAAATTTGATAGGCCGACAAAGAATCGGGCTCGATCAGTTTGTCGTCCACATCGTTGAACGATACGGAGAGCGTCGATTTGTCGGATGTCCTCTGTGCGATAGCGTTCGGATTGGCCGGGACAGCTACCAGAGACACTTCCCACACGTCGAACTGCACGGCGTATACCACGCCCTCGCGCTTGACTTTGGTGGCCAGACCGCTGATGGATACGGCATTGTAGAATCCCTCGTTGTAGAGTTTTTCTTTCTCCCGGCCTTCTTCCGTGTCGGCGAATACGAGATCGCCGTACCAAGCATTATCCTCGAACCGGATATTGTCTATGCGGCCGATGGGCTGCTTGTCGTCCTCGTGCTCCAGCATCAGGACGGGATTCTTGCGATATTCGTCCCAATTCACGCCGTCGTTCAGGGTAATGTACCCTTTTCGGTTCATCGTCTCGTCGGACAGAATCTGCCTAATCATGTTCGAACCAAATTTATCTGCTTGGAATCGAACATCACGTATTCGTCCTCCAAGCTCTGTTTGTCGAGCGCCGTGCATTGGTACAGAATGCGAAACACATCGATGTCCTTTCCGACAGTACCTACGAAAGCGGCCGTTTGATAGGTTTCGATTCCCCGATAGAGGGGGAAAAAGTCGTATTCGTCAATCAGCGTACTGAATAGGGGGCCTCTTTTCACCTTTTCGATGTATCGGCGGATCTCGTAGGCCATGTTACGCATTTTGGTCTGGATTCCGCCGTCCGGCGTCACGGAGTAGTTATCGAAATCGACAAGTACGTTCAGCGAGACGTCGAACCAATCGCAAATGCCCCCACGAATAAATACCGTAGGCTTGTTGCTGTTTCGCACATGCACCACGACGGCCGGAAGGGGCGTATTGACCAGTCCCTGTCCCTCGTCGTTCATCACGGAAACGTTTACACCGTTCTCCGTCACGACGGGAGCCTCTCTAAGAGCGGCTACGAATGTGTCGGTAAGCGTTCCAATCATCGAGATGCACGGTTTTCGACACTAAATTATATGTTTTTTTTATGATAACAAATTTTATTATAAGAAAATGCTATTCGTAGATAGCTTTTCTGACTTCTTCGGTAAATATCTTACGCACACCCGCGTAAGTTTTTTTACCGACGCCCAAGAAGGGGCGGGGAATGATTTTGCCGATGCGGCTGGAGAATGGCTCGGTAGAGTAGGGCGGGCGGCGGCTCCAGAATCCGTTATGCGCGCGTCCTCCCTCTTGCTGTACCTGCGCGTAGTAGGCGTTTGCTCCGATTCGGGCGAATTGGGGCGAGAAATCGCGTGTAAGGCTTCTTTTGAGGCGGCCAGTATAGTCCAGTATGGGATAGTTGAGCATGTATTCGTGGCTTCTTTGGGGCCATTTTTTGATGCCTCCGTCCTGCGTATACCCTTCTTTTCTGAAGTTCTCGCGCGTCTCTTGGAGCATCAGAGTAGCTATCTTGGGCGGCACGGAGCTATTGCGCGCCTTTTTTACCCTTTCGAGCATTCGGATCATATCGCCGATGTCAGCCATACGATGCGATCAGTTTACGAGGACATTCATGGCCATTGTTCCGGCCAGCGCAACGTATACGTAGAACGACATATCCTTCGCCGAGGTCTCGGGCTTTCGGCTTTTCTCGAAAAAGGCGTAGCACACGGCGATCACGAGCGTTATGATGGCTGAAATCCATCCCAGCGATAGGGTCGAGGCGAAAAATGCGGATACGAGCATCGATATGACGAGTATCCAAAGGTGTTTTTCGGTCATAACAGTTTATTTTTGGCTTGTTTCGGGTCGATGGGGTGGATTTTGGGGTCCGGAGTCGTCTTTTTGTTGCCGCTTCGCCCGAAAATGGAGCCGATTTTGGCAGAAAGGACCTCGTTCCACGAATTATTGCGGACTTTCGTGTTGATGTCGGACTCTTCGAGGCCGATTTTCTTAAAGAAATTGGCGGATAGCTGTATTCCCATCTTGGCCGCGCCGTTCATAATGATTTCGGCCTTGTCGATAGGGATGCTCAGGTCCGGCACCTCGACCGCTCGGGCCCTTTCGAGAGCCGGTTCGCCGTACAAGCGGGCTATTTTCTTGAGTGCGCCGCCCTCGTTGAGCATCGAAAGGACCGATTTTTTGTCGTCGGCGATAATGTCTTGATACAATTCCATGTGAATGGACGCCAGTTGCTCGGAATTCGTATTTTTCTCGGTAGCTCCGAGCAACGTGCCGCCCGTTACGAGTTGCATGATTTCGGACCGGTATTCGGATATGTACTCTTTGAATACTCGGAAAGCATCTGGATAGGACTGCGTCTGCACGGGATTCACCTCGACCATGTACTTGCTTTTACCGCCTGTCGCCGAGTCATAGAAGAACGGGATGATCGGCGTCTCCATAATATCTACCTTGCGGGCGAGCTCGGCCGCGAACTGCTGGGCAGTCGTGTTGTTGGAGTCGAATCCGATAACCATAGTGGGGTAGGAGAACCGCTTGCCGAGGATGCTCCAGTTATTGTATGCCTCCACGATTCCTATCATGGCTCTGGAAATGGGCTGAAGAAGTCCCATGCCGAAATCTTGGTCCGTCTCGGGTCTGAAGAAGAATATGTTGTCGTATTCGTCCACATTGACGACATTCATATACTCGTAGGTTCCGAACCGGAGGGCCCTGTTCTCCAGATCGACGTTTCGCATGGGATAATACTGCCACGAGTCGGTTTTGGGGTCTATACCGAATACGACCACGCCATAGAACTTGCTCAGGCTGCATGCCCGCTTGAACTGATCGAACCATTTCGTGCGAACGATCATTTCGGTAAGCCGAATATCCTCCTTGCCGTCCACTTCGAGAACGATTCTCATCTTCTTGATGGGGACGAGCCTTTTGTTGATCTGCGAGCACAGGAAGGGGGACGACTGGATCGTAAAGGAGTACATCGAATCGACGTAGGTCAGATCGGAATAGTTGATGGCCCGGTCGATAGCCTCGCGCCACCATTGCGGGGTATATTCGACGTAGTAGTCGTTGAAAAGGTATCTGGATACCAGGTTGGGGACTCCCACTTTCTTAGGCACGGAGAACGGGTTCACCTTCGGTTGGTGGAACCGCTTCGGTGAGGACGGATGGAATTTTTTAGCCATAGGGGGAGAAGTTGTAAGAATTATCGACGAGTTGGATTTATCCGATGTACTTGTTTCGAACGGAAACCATTTGCGGGAGTGCGTTCGGCTCGCTCTTGGTCGGAGCCTCGTATATCGAACTCATGCCGCTTTTGAGTTCGTTCACCTTTGCGAGCACTTTTTCGTAGTTGTATCGCAGAGGCTCGGAAACATTGAGCGAAGGGGATGCGATGTTGAAGGCGGTCATCACGAGCAGCACCCATTTCAGCGTAGGATCCTTCTTGTCGGGGTTCGTCTCGGAAAGCATGGTATCCAGATCGAGTATGTGACCTACCTCGGAATAGAGAAGTCCCAAAGCATTCTCGTACGCTGTCTGTACGATGTCGGAGTACATGCCCTCGAACTGCGCTATCTGTTGTGCGCTAAGCCATTGCTTTAGCTGGTCTTTTTCAAAATACATGGGAGAAAGTATCATAGCGTCAAAAAGTTACTCGGGTTCCCCTTCGGTAGAACATGGGCCATTGCGTGAATTTCATCGATGTCATTTCACGGTTTAACAGAGACGCGCCCTTTGCGGTAGCGTCGGGAATATCGTCCTTTCGGTTTTTGTTGTATTTGCGGGAAAAGAATATGAACTGCTCGACGAGCAGCTCCCCCTCGGGCGAACCTTTCAGTTCTTCGTTGACGATGAAGCGGCCGTTGCGAAAAAGGGGTTCGAGCGTGGACTCGATATTCATAAATTTATTCCCGTTATTGCGAGTATCCCACGTCAGCGGACAGTTCCATCCGGTCTCGCTTTGGAATCGGGCGAAAGTCGTGTCGAAGTCGAGAGGCACTTGCTTTTTCTCCATGATGATGCGCGGCGGAACGGGAGACATCTTGAACAGCTCGAAGATATTGTACATCATTTGCAGCGAAGTCCCTTTTACGGCCTTGACGCCCAGCAAGTATATCTTATCGGCGGCCGACGCCAGCAACACGGATGCCTTGTAGTCGCACGACTCGTTATCTTTTGCCGACGGGTCCGTATATATCAGGCAGTCGAAAAGCTGGCTCGGGACAGGCCCCCAAGGTATGTGATCGAATATTTCTCCCTCGCTCTCGTCGCTGTATTCTCCCGATAGGAAACGCTTGCGCTGCAAGGCGGAAAGCTGGGATAGGGTATTTACATAATCCGCCGAAAGATATTCTCGATTGTCCAGCACCGAAAAATGAACGACCAAGAATCGATCCGTCTGTGACGGATCGAGCTTCAGACCCTCCCGATTTTCCCTTTTAAAGAAGCGGACGTAAGTCCAGTGCGACTTGGTTGTCGGGTTCAGCGCATAGATCATCTTATTGGTTACGTCGAGCTTTTGCGCCAGTCGCGTCCGCAAGGTGTCGATAGCCAACTCGTCTACTTCAGAACATTCGTCTACGAAGATATGGCCCCATTCAGTGGATAGTATCTTGTCGTATGTGCTCGATACGTCCGACGATCCCCGTATAGCCCCGAACTGGATATATGCCCCGTTGAAAAAACGCAGTATATTCTCTTTCTTGTCGTACACGCAAAATCGCTTACCATTCGGCGCAACCAAATCCTCTACCTTATTCAGCCCGTTGTGAGAAGCGATAGATTTCAGAACAGCCGGCAATGTCTGACGGATCATACCCGTCTGCAATGAAGTAAGCACATTTCTTAAAATAAGGCAGTTGGCTTTACGAATAACAGATTGGGCTATCATCCAGAATAATATCAGAAATGTTTTGCCCGACCGGCTCGACCCATAAAACAGGCATTCGTTGTACTTATCGTCGTTCAGACGATTGTACATTTCCACTTGTTTCGGATTAAGCGGTATGTCTAAATTGATATTCATCGCTTCAGAGATATGCTGACTTCCTGAAAACTGTCGTCACTCTCGCTGTCCCCCAAACTTATACCTTTGCTGTTCACAATGCTACCCGCACTCTTGTAAATGTTAACGAACTTCATGTAGGCATCAAGTTTCGACTTCAGCTTCGCCAAATCTCCCATCTGCGTCGACGGATCGGTCAACTGCCGACGTATCGCCTCCAAATCCCGAAGTATGCCCATGCTATCCAATGCCTCTTTAGCCGCATCGAATCGCATATTCCCACTGCTTGCGCTAACCTCCGCCTCGCATACCGTAACCTCATCCTTCACACTCCGCAACTCTACCAACTTATCCATCAAACTCCCCATGAATATAGGTTTTTTTTATGAGAATATCACAAATATAATTTTAATAAATTATACAACAAAAAAATCCTCGAATCCGGGGACATATTCCGAGTTCGAGGATACGGCAGGAAAAAACCTTACTACGGGAAAACCTGCCTTGAAGTGAGTTGATAAAGTGGGGTATACGAGTGAGTAGGTACGATTTATCAACCACAAAGATAGCAAAAAGTCGCTAATAAACAAACATATATGCGATTAAAATAACGCATCGCTAAAAATAACACCACCCCCGGATGTACAAACCCCCGGATGTAGACTTAGTATTAGCAATGGTGGAACCGGGGGGCGGTTGTTTACCAACGGACCTACCTATGCCTGTATCTCGTTCTTGGCGTTAGGAAGGTGATAACAACACACATTCATTTTCACTATTGCGAGTCTCAATACAAATGCTATTCACATGCGCACACGTATACACGCGCACGACGCACGCACACGCATGCGCGCTGTATCTTGATATACAAGCAAAGCCAAAAGCTTTCCTGCGCGCACACACGCGCGTATTACAAGGAATATATATACGCGGGCGCACATACGCACACGCACGCGCCCAGATCAGTAAGAATATATACTGTATACATTACTACGATTCTCGGCCAATCAGCACTCGACAACATAGAGAACCGGCAGCAGCTTATACGAGCACCCTCTGCCATGGGCTGATGTCTATGCAAAAACTTTCTTATACTTCCAACGTTTCAGCTTTTTTCTGTATGAATAAAAAAATATCTGGGGGCGATTCCAGTACCGATATACTATCCGATTTTCAATAGTGTTCGGGCTTCAGGTCATTTCTGTATATATGTGATTTTCAGGCGTAAATGTGCTTAATTCGGTTACATTTGTAAAGCCACTTTCTATTATAACAAAGCGTTATATATGTTCGCTTCGTTATAACAAATTTCTATTGCATTTGGGTGCATTTTTTGCATTAAATATTTGGAAAACGTGTGATTGTGTTGTATATTTGTATAAAGCAAAAGGGAACAGAACATAATTATAATTCAAATTAAGTCTTATTGCTCATAATACCACATCCTGCTATTTAACATAATTACTAATTCAAGTTAGACCGAATTATAATTGATGTTATTTTGAATAGTAGGATAGGGTAGGAGAGGTAAAAAAACTTTACTACCATGTCACAAACAGAAAACATTGCGGCTTCTGCCGCGAAGCTCTCCAGCTCTTGGATGTACGAATTAAATCAAATTCGTACACGTCTTAATTCTTTGCGCGCTCGATCTTGCTGGGATCGGGGAGTCAATGGTTTCGCGCTCGATCTTCTTGACTCTTACGAGGAAATTTGCGAGTACTGCGAAAATGAGGGCGAACCGATTCCGGAACTTTGCGAAAAAACCTTGCTAAATGGGGCCACGAATTGGGATAGCTATTGTTATGGCGGGTTCGCTCTTATTTACGATGAAGACATAGCTAAAGCCCTGTGTACACCGTCTGAGCTGAAAAGAACGAACTACGGGCGCAATGATCCTAATCAGCGCGAGACTTGGATGGATGTGCAGGCCCGCGCTTATTTTCAAGCCTATCGTAGGCTTATCAATTGTGCCTAAAATATTAAAAAGATTGAGATAATGAAAACGATTTATTTACATGTGTTAGATAAAGGGTGGGTATCTTTTCAGTATACCAACATTTCCGAATTAGAGGAAGAATTTGCCCAAAGAGGGATTGAGGTAGGCGACGGCTGCGAACTCGGCGACGACTGCAAACTCGGCGACGGCTGCGAACTCGGCGACGACTGCAAACTCGGCGACGGCTGCAAACTCGGCTACGA